TTTTCTTCCCTTTATTGAGCCGCCAAAACCAAAGGAAAAGCCAATAGCACCGCCACAGCCAATAGCACCGCCACAGCCACAGCCACAGCCAATAGCACCGCCAAAGCCAATAGCACCGCCAAAGCCACAGCCAAAAGAAAAAGCAAAGCCAAAAAGACAAGACAAGAAAAAACAAACAGATAAAACAGAGCCAAAGCAAACGCCGCAAGAAAAGCAAGAGCCAACGCCGCCAAAGGAAAATCCTCCAGCACCACCAGAAACTGGTGATCCTGATAGAAAACCACTTCGCCAATATCAAGATTCAAATGGAACTGCATCTCCTATTTCTATTGATGGCGAAAATGCAACAACGGAACGCATTGGTGCTAAGATTGCTCGTGGTGATCGCTATTATGATAATCAAAATAGAGTAAATTATACTGATTTTATTCAAGTTGTAAACGAATCTCGTTCTGGTACTTTAAATACAAAACACGCAATTCAAAATCGTTCAAAAAAACAACAATACAAAATTGTTGCTTTGCAAGACGGTAAGAAACTAGAAATATTTGCAAAAAGTATTCAAGGTATTCGACGAGCAGTATTCGGAAAAAAGAATTTTCGAGTATATGACGGCAAAGGTTCGGATATAACAAATTATTTCAAACGCTTAATGGCTGGCAAAAAATCTACCTAAATACACTAAAGGACAACAATGAAACCAATTTCACAACCAAGTTACTCAAACATATTTAACATCTATAATGGCAGTACACACGCAGCAGGATTTACTCCTGGAGGCACATACACCACAAGAGGCGGTGTTACCATGCAGCCATTCATGCCGCAACACAGAGGATTATATATCACTACTAATGCAGGCATTACTCTTACCTTTACTGGTATGGATGGAATAAGTGCATTTTGTATGTTTCCTGCAAATATTCAGACAGTATTTCCAGTAATTGTAAAGAGTTATAATCTTACTAATCTTAACTCTGGTCTCTGGATTCAAGGCTTAAACTAAAGGTTAATTTTATATTATGAAACATTTTAATCATGATCTAGTGACTCTACCGACAGGCGAAAGAATAGACGGATTTTATCAGACACCAGACGGCACATTTCCCAGTGTGACCAGTGTGGTTGGCTGGAAAAAGACACAATTCTTTGCTCAATGGAGAAAGAACAATCCGAAAGAGGCTCGACGAACCGTTAATCGTGGTGTTCGTCTGCATTCTCTGTTAGAGTCTTATGTACTCAATACTCCAGACTGTACCAAGTCTGTTGATCCGTACACTCTTGACTTGTTCTACCAAATTCAATCAGAAGTAGACAAGATTGATAATATTCGTGGCGTAGAGTCGTTTCTTTGGAGCAAATCATTAGGTTTGGCTGGTCGAACAGACTGTGTGGCAGAATATGATGGAGTTTTGAGCATTATAGACTTCAAGGGCAGTACTAGACCCAAACAAGAAAAAGATATTGAGAATTATTTTCTTCAAGGAACAGCATACGCAATGATGTGGGAAGAAATGACTGGTCAGAAAGTTGACCAGCTTGTTATTCTTATCTCTTGTGACGAAGGCGAAGTTCAAGTATTTAAAAAGGATATCAACGAGTATAAAGACACGTTAAAGGCTGCTATTGTGGAATGGAAGGAACACTATGAATTTGGACAACATAAACAAAATTAATACTAAAGAGTGGTCGATGTTTAATGGCAACTCTAAGGGTGCTCAGAATAGAGCAAAACTCCTTGCCAAGCATGGAGGACGATGGGAAACACGAGGCAAGCATTGGTTCTGGAACTCTATGGTGAACGTTAATATTCAATTCTTTCATAGAAAAGACACAGATCGCCAAAAACCAAGAAAACTTTATATTTTTACTGACAAAGAAGGAATTAAGTATATTACTGATAATTTTGAGAAGTTTTGTACTGAACATAATTTAAATAGTTCTGCTATGTGGGAAGTTTCTTCTGGCAAAAGAAAGCAGTTTAAAGGATTTACTATAGAAAGTCTTGTTCCTCAAGACAAGCAGAAAAAACCCTAAATAGATTAGTGTTAAATAACAATCTTCCATCTTGGTTTAATTCTAAAGAATATTCTGAATTTTTAGCAGAATCTTCTATTTTATTTGAAATTAAACAATCTACAAGAACACCTATTAAAGCTGAAAAACACAGAATGAGGCCACAAGTGGATCCTAGTAAAAATGAACGAGATCGTAAAAGAGAAAGTCGTCGTCAAGATGGTCAAGTATCCATCATGAAACAAATTATTATTGTTAAGAATAATAATTCAAATAAAGTTGAAATTATTTTAAAAACAGATTTTGATAAATCTTTACATACAATACTTAAAGGACGATTAGGAAATATAGACAAAGGTGATATTTCTAGAACAGATTTATCACATTATTCTAATATGAAAGAATTTATTAATACCAAAACTTCAATTAAATTATTAGGAAGAATTGATAATGGTGAAAATTCTGGTAAAGCAAAAAACAAATCATCAGGTAAATCAGAAAATTCAGATAACGAAATTCCTGTACCACCAAATATTCGTGTACCAAAAAATGGTAAAGAAATTACTGATGAATTTTCCACATATCCTGATTGGGATCATACTCCTAATCAAATAAATTCTGTGTTGCCTGATGCCTTGAATTATTTATCTGGCAAACAACCACCAATAGAATATCAACAAGCAATAGATTCTAGTAGAACTTTAAGTAGTTGTATAGAAAGAATAGTAAAAGAAATTGCTAAAACATTTCCTGAAGCTGCTCAAATGGAATTTAGTTTACCAGAAGAATCATATCCTACAGGTAAATTATGGAACAATATGAATGTTCCTGAAGCTGCGGGAAATATTAATCTTATTGGTGTATCCGAAACTAGTTCTTTAGGTGTTTCTGTTAAAATCGGAGAACAAATAAGACCAGGAATTAAAGGAGAAGCTGGATTAGTATTAAAGACTGCTCTATCTTTAATTGATCCTCGCACTATATTTGAATCTTTTAGTTTAATGATAAAAGATTTTGTAGAAAATCTTCGTTCTGATTTTTCTAAAAATTTTATAGAATCTGGTCAATCAACAATGGATCAGCAAGGATCTTTGTTGCTAAACAGACAAAGATTAAAAAATGATTTTGTTACTAATCGTCAAGAGCGATTAATAAATACATCTGCTAATTTATTTGAATCTTATTTAAATGAAAATTTAGATATAAAATCTGCATTTTTAAATGAACTTTTAACTGGAAACGGTAAATTTGAAGGAAATCCTGGTTCCGCACAAGTTATGTTGACTGCAAATAAAGACGGAACTGACGCTACAATTATTCCATTAAATTCAGAATTTATTACTAAATTTGCAAAATCTCAAGATACTAATTTACGATTAAAGTTTTCGAAAAAAGAAAATAGTAGTAATGGGTTTTTACCATCATTGTTTCAGAAAATAGCACAAATCAATGAAAGCTCATTAGATGTAGTATACGCTATTGAAAAAATTAAAGATCAAATCAGTATGCCAGAAACGTTTTTACAAGCATTTGAACTAGAATTAGTAGATGCTGTATTTGAAACTCCTGTGTCATATTCTAGTTTTTATTCAGGAAATTCTGATACAGATAATACTGTTATTTTTGATTTCGGAGCATCAACCGAACAAACAATCAACATTCCAGTTAAAATTATTTTTGATCCCGAAGGAGATGCTGAAGATTTAATTCAGCGTGGAGCAGATTCTCTTATGGAGTCTTATTTATTTTCAAACGATTATCTTGTAGAACAAATTAATAATGGCCAAATAACTAAAGATGAAGCTATTAAAATTCTTAATAATCAATTTAATCTTTTTGAAGATTCAAAAGCTGGTATAGTAAAACCAAAACAACGAAATTATCGTAGAGAATATGATAATTATCAAGGAAAAGCAAAACAAAGAGCAAATAGAAGTAAACGAGTTCTTGCTCGAAGAAAAATGGTCAAACTTGGTAAAGTTTCTAAAGGTGATGGTAAAGATGTAAACCATAAAGATGGCAATCCTCAAAATAATAGCATCAAGAATTTAGAAGCTATGTCGGCACATAAAAATCGATCCATACACGAAGATCATGGTGCTGGTTTTGAAGGAACACCTGAATTAGTAAATAAATTAAGTAATAATACTCCTTTTTCGAATCATGTTGCAAAAAATTGTACTGGATGTAAAACCTATTCGGAAATACGAAAGAAGAAAAAGAAGAAGAAAAAATAAAATATGCTAAATGATAATTTTAACATTTTTCAAGATTTTGTGCGGGTCTTTCAGAATTGGGCAGTATACACTGCTATAGCAATTGGTATACTAATAGGATTTGTAAAAAGTTGGTCTAAATTAAAAATTTATCTTAAACGAGATAATTTTTTTGTTGTTCATAGTGAAATACATGAATTATTAACTGAACTCCGAATAATAACAGATTCTGCTCGTACTCAAATATTACAACTTCATAATGGTGAATATTTTATGGATGGCGTATCAATGAGAAAATTTAGTTTAACACACGAATCTTTAGAAAAGGGTATTGCTTCTGATGGTTCTAGAATACGTGGATTTCTGTGTTCTATGTTTATTCCACTTCTAAATTTTGTTGTGGATGATGACTCAAAACTACATTATACACAAGATCTTAAGGATACTTATTTTAAACAATACTTAGAATATAGAAATGTTGAAGCATTTTCGGTAGTTCCTATCACTATTCAAAACAAAATAACAGGTTTTTTAATGATTCAGTGGTGTAGTTCAATAAAAGCTGAAAATGTTGACCAAGATACAGTTATTCATGAAATTGTGAAAATTCGTAATTCTGTTGAAATACAACTAGGATTACAGACAAAATAAAAACACATAATTTTATTTATAAATATGTAAAAGGAACAAAAACGAATGCCAACAACAGATGACGTAATTATTGCTGGAATACCATCACCTACTTTATTAGATTTGTTTGGTACTGTTTCTGAAAAAGAAATAGGTATTATGACGATTCCTTCTTATAATAGTTGGTTGGGTAAACTAAACGATAGTCCGTACAAAACCTCTGGTCCTACTGGTGCTTGGGCTGGAGAGTGGTGGAGTATCTACAATTATCTTCAATATGGAGGTATTTGCGTTGTTGGAAGTACTGAATCACTCGGAAACAATAATTTAGTTGATTTAGATATTATTTTTAATGATGGTTTAAGTGATACTATGTTTTTGGATACTATAGAGTTAACCAAAACAAGAAAAGATTGTTTAGGTTTTTTAGGAACTCAAAAAAATCTAAATTCATT